TAACGAAAATGGGCCATCATCGTCCTGGGCACGTCATGGGGGCGTACCTCTCAAAAAGTGGGCAAGTTGAAGAGGCAAAAGGTGTCAAGAAATGGAAAGCGTGGGGAGGTCAACATGCGAAATTGACGGGCCAAATTAACAATATTCATGCAAAAATTATAGCCGAGAATAGGACAATGACTGATTTCTATAAATTCACCCAATCAAAGTCATGCGGCACGATGGATTTCAAGCCATTCAAAATAACAAAGCTCAATAGTTGCGGAAATTAATTTTCAAACTGACGAGGATTAATCCAGATGCATGTTAACCAAAATACATAATGTGAGAGAGGTATAAGTGCTCGTTTTAAAAAAAATGAGCACTCTTTCCTCTTAATTTTAAAATACTTGTTGTTATTCCTGCTGTTTTGATAAGTGAGCAGCAGGTCAAGATTGAAAGATACACCGTAAATAATATGGACGATAAAACACCAGACGCGGATAGATTAGGTTTCCTTTATGGCTTGCCTGGCGTAGACGCGGAAAACGTTGCGTTGTTCGCAAAAATTACCCGTATCTTGGGGCTGTTAATAGTAGTTAGTTTTGTTCTTTGGGGTATGTTTTACTAGTGGGCGTATTCTCGTGGCCCGTTTGAGCAATTTATGCGCGAAATAGGAGTTAGGGGTATCGATTTCCGTTATTTGTCCGCTTGGGCATTCAGCGCATTGATTACAGTCGCAGGGTTCAGATACCGATTTCAGATCGGCATCTTATTTATTGGAATTTTCTTCCGCATATATAGCGTGATTGCGGCGCTATTTCGTAAGATTTAGTTGGGGAGTGGCGGTAAAATGTCTATGAACAAGCACCTGCTCCGCAAGCCTGGGGCGTACAGCGATTGTGACCTTCATAAACCGACCGAGTACGGCGCTAGGTAAAACTCAAATGCCATACCCCCCACCTATAATTCGCGATGAATACAAGGTTCTTGAGGTCATTGACCGAGGCCATCCGGATAGGATGAAGACGGTGACACGGGGTGGTGTATCCGCCCAGATCGCAACAATCAGCACCGACGAAATCCAGGTTGCGGTGAATATGCCGTTTGATGACGTAATGAACTGCATCGCTCATCTTGTAGCCCACCAATACATTACTAGCGGGGAGGAACGACCCGGGTTCTTTGCGTCTATGCGCGGAGCAGAGCCTACTTACTACTATTGGGCGACGTTGAATGGTTCTCAGTTTCTTCGCGATCATAAGGAGCAAGAGATACCCGAGGTCATTTTACCACCCGAAGGAGAAGAGATGGCAGCGGGCGACATTGACGACGCTGTCCGCGTTTATGAAAATAGCTTCTCGGCCTCTCCGTATGTTGAGCCTGGGAAAATAGAGTGGGCCGCTCGCAATCTCGACGCCGATGTAAAAGAAGAAATCGAAGCTGCCGCATTGCAGCTAGAAGATATGTGGGCTGAATATGAAGAGCGTTTTGGCCACCGCAGTGCCGCTAGCTCCGATGAAGAGATGGCGTTACGAGATCCAGCAGTTACACTATCAGTTGTTCGAGTGTATAGGGCCAAAGATGAACAACTGAGGAGGCGGGGGTTTCCGCCGTCTGAAAAGCCTGGCGCTTGGCATGACCGTTATCAAGGCGGAGATGTCGATTTGCCGACTGCGCCATGGGAATGACCGCCTCCCTCGCTAACTATTGCTTTGGGTGTGAAATCACTGAAGGATGCGGGAAGTTGCGAAAGCAGAGGCAAAGATGATCGAGAAATGTTGCTGCGTGTCGGAATATAAAGAGAGAGAAATGTTGTGCGCTATTTTATTTTAACTCTGTCGATGATGTTGGTTGCTGGGTGTGCAAAGTATCCCCCCGTGATGTTAACAGCCACACCGGATGGGATATCACTTTAAAGTCATCGTATGGCAACAACTGAACAAGATGCTGCGGTATTTGCGAACTCGCATTGTCAAAAATACGGCAAACAGGCCAACCTTGAAAGCCATATCGATCGCGAGAACAGCAACAATTGGTATACTCAAATTTATTCTTGCAAGTGATATCTAGTCTGGAAATTTCGTGACATTTTTCACGGAAATGCTCGAAACTAATGATGGCTAGATCGGAGAAAATTTTAACCTTAATCAAAAAACGCAAAAGCCACGCTAAACGGTGCTGATGACAAGGCGCCTTTATCGTAATGGCAGCTTCTTAAATGAAATAGCTACTCCATCTCCGCCACAGCCTGTCTTCCTCGGTGATACTGTACGCTTTGATAATTACCAACATCCCAATCCATCTCCGCGACTTGCTGGCGCATCATTGGACTTTGGGACTGGCCTCGAACTTCAGGGAACACTTCAGATAGCGCCCAGACGAGGCTATCGACCCGATCACACGAACCTTCACCTTCATAACCTTTGGCCGTGACTTGCAGCATTTGTGCCTCAAGCTGTGGGTGATGTTTGACGTGATGCACCCGTCCAAGGGCGTACAGGGCGCTGATAGGTTCTGCCCGCACGTGTTTTCCACGTGACGCATGAACAAGCACCACAGGGACGCCGGGGCGGATGCTGTCGATGACATGTTTGCACATCTCACCCCCTTGGTTCTTCTCAATGACAATCGCATCAGCTTCGTAATAGTCATAAAGCGCGATGGCTCTGCGACCCCATTTCTCAGGGGTGCCTCTGGTCGATCCGTCCTCTAGGACGTAACCGTGGCCATCAGGAGCAACGCCCACAGCGATAATGCCATGTTCATCCGAGCCAGCTTCGCTCGATGTTGCCGGGTCCACGCCAATGACGATGCGTGACAATTCTCGTGGTAGTTCCTCGACCCGGTGCATGTCGAGGTCTTTCATGTGCCAAATGGCTCCAACGGCCTGTGGCTCGTAATCACCTAACCAAATATGGCGATAGCGGTCAGGCTGATGCTTTTCATCGAATAGGCGCTCCGCTTCCAACTCCTTCGGGAACCAAGGATTGTCGTAATGGTTCACCTGAACGACCGCCGTGTCGGGTGGCAGTTCGCTTTTGCGGAAAAACTTATCGACAGGATCAGATGAAAGGCGCGGGTTCCAACTAAACCAAATTTGCGAACCTTCGGCGCGAATGGTCGGGCGAAGCATTTCAAGACTTCGCGCAGTCATTGTCTGAGCCTCTTCAACCCACGCGCTGAACCCTTCCAGTGATTTAATGCTTTCTGCCGTATGGTCCTGCATGCCTTGGAATATGATTAGTCCGCCTTCATGCGTCTCAATCCGGTCATGCAGCACGCGGAACATGTCAACTACCTCGTAGCGTCTAATCATGTCGGCAAGAAGTCGATAGGCACTCTCTTTCAATGAACGCTGCACCTCGCGGACACAGACGAACCGCCGCCGAGGATTTAGGATCAGTTCGCGGATCATGCGCCCAGCAAAGTAAAACGACTTTGAACCACCCCGACCGCCGTATGCGGCGAGATAACGCAGCGCTTCCCGCTCAAGGGGGTCATAAACGCTGGCGGTTTCGATCTTGAGTGTTGTCATGCCGTCACCATGTATTCGAGGCTGTGGGGCTGGTTCGCCGTGAAGCGTTGAAATAGCCATTCACTCGACGGAACCACCATCACATTCCCATCCTCGTCGATGTCTTCTCGGGCGGGAGACACAAACCAATGCTCAACCTGAAGCGGGTTCTCTTTATTAGCGGCAACCTGTTCAAGTCGAGCAATCCGGTCCTCAAGGGTCTTGATGTTGACCATGATCAGGCTGCTTCATGGTCTTTTTCTGGAACAGGCAGCCTTGCGACTTGCTCCGAAAAGGAGACGCGCCCCGTTTCATACATCGGGGTTATGCCGAGGAGTGAAGCCATCTCTGGTGCCGAGGCTGAGATACCAGCCGACATGCCGTTCTCGGGCTCAAGCTGGAATGTGGAAACACGCTTGTCGCCCGCCTTCATCATTGACGTGCGGTAAATATCGCGCAGTTCGTTGTATTCAATGAGGACGGCATTGTTTCGGAAGTTCAGTTCGTCCATCCGCTGTGCGCACTTGGACATCATTTCGAGTGCTTTGATAGCTGTATCCAACTGACTTTGCCGAGCGGCTTCGTCCGCAGCATCCTTTTCAATCTCAATATTTATGGCGCAACTGGCGATGGCCATTTCAATTCGCTTAGCTTTTTGTCGGAGACCATCTGCTTTGGAATAGAGGGCATCAGCCTTTTTTTGGTCGCCATTTGCGAGTGCCTGCGCCCCGTCACGTTCAACGGTTGCCATGTCGCTTTGGGCTTCTCGTAATTCTTTCTGCAATTCGTCCTTACGGGTATTCCAATTAGTCATTATTTAAACTCCAAGTTTGGGTTGTTAGTCCTTGTGTCTAGCCCCCAAGTTCTGTGCCATTCCTGATTAGA